TGACCCGATGAAGCTGACTGACGCAATGCAGGCGGACATCCTGCAGCACGCAAAGGATGAGTTCCCAAAAGAAGCCTGCGGGCTAGTTGCTGTTGTGAAGGGCAGGCGTCGTTACTTTCCCTGTCGCAACATTGCCCAGACACCTGATGAGCATTTTGTGCTCGATGGCTGGCATGAGGTGGAGGACAAGGGCGAGGTGGTGGCGATCGTTCACAGTCACCCTGTGACGAACCCCAGGCCGTCAGAAGCTGACCGTGTTGCCTGTGAGAAGTCCGGTCTGCCTTGGTTCATCGTCAACCCAAAGACTGAGGAATGGGGCTACTGCGAGCCAGACGGGTTTGAGCTGCAATATGTCGGGCGTGAGTTTGTCCACGGGATTGTGGACTGCTACACCTTGGTGCGTGACTTCTTTCAGCGTGAGTACGGCATCACGTTGAGCGACTATCACCGCCGTGATCAGTGGTGGCACAACGGGGAAAACATGTATGTGGAGAACTTCGCCAAGGAAGGGTTTTCACGGGTGCCGATTGAACAGCTGCAGCGCGGTGATCTGCTGCTGATGAACCTGCAGTCACCTGTCCCAAACCACGCTGCCATCTACCTTGGCGATCAGCAGATTTTGCATCATGTGCAGGGCCGTCTGAGTTCTAGGGATTTACTGGGTGGCTATTATTTGAAGGCCACAGACCGGGCGATACGTCATGAAAGTCGTTAAGGTCTACGGCGCTCTGCGGGAGCGATTAGGCCAGTGCCGGTTTGAGCTGAACGTGGCAACACCAGCCCAGGCGATCAAGGCCCTGTGCGTCAATTTTCCTGGCCTAGACAAGTGGCTCATTGATAGCGAGCAGGATGGCGTTGCTTATCGGGTAAGGGTTGGCAAGGAAGAGGCGACACCTAGTGATGTGAGCGTGCTGGGTTTGCCTTGGTCAGAGCGTGAGGTCTTCAGCATCACGCCTGTCGTTGCTGGTGCTGGTGGTATTGGCCGGGCTATTTTTGGCGGTCTGTTAATTGGTGCGTCGTTTTTGTTTCCTGGCGCGGGTCTGTTTGGAAGCTCTGCGTTTGGTGTTTTTGGCCCACTAGCTCCAGGCACGATTGGAGCACTGACGACCGTCGGCACGGCGTTGTCTGCTGTTGGTGCTGGTTTGGTTCTGACAGGCGTCTCACAGATCATCTCGCCTACGCCACCTTCAGGGCTTGAGCTAAAAGAAGCCAACCGGATTCAGAACTTTAGTTTCAGCGGAATCACCAACACCAGCCAGCAGGGTTTGGCGGTGCCAATAGCCTATGGGCGTGTTGTTGTTGGTTCAGCTGTGATCAGCAGCGGTTTTGATGTTGATCACTCTGCTAGGGAAACTGTTGACCCACGGCTTGTTGGCTTGCCATTCAGTATGCGCAAAAAGTATGGCCTGGTATTTGAAACTGCAGACGCTGCCGGGTTCCCTCTCTGATGATTGACGAAAAGCTGATTCAAGGTGCAGGCGGCGGCGGCAAAGGCGGCGGCGGGAGCAGCAGAACTCCGACTGAGGAGGATGACAGCCTCAAGTCAGAACAGTTTGTCAACATCCTTGAGATACTTTGTGAAGGCGAAATTGAAGGGTTAGATGACGGCGCAAAAAGTATTTTTATAGATGACACGCCAGTTCAAAACAGCGACGGATCTGTAAATTTTGACAACTTTACCGGAACTTTTGCGCATGGCACGCAAGCGCAGCCGCACATTCCCAACCCTTCAGGTGGCATTCAGAATGAAAGGGCAGTAAACGTTGAGGTAACAAATGCAGCTTCTGTCACACGAACAATTACTAATTCAGACGTTGACCGTGTTCGTGTCACGATCACAGTTCCCTCGCTCCAAAAAGTTGAGGATGATGGTGACATTGTTGGCACTTCTATTGATTTGAAGATTCAGGTTCAATACGACGGTGGCGGCTATAACGACGTTCTCACTGATGCGATTGTCGGCAAGAGCAGCAGCCGTTATCAGCGGGACTATCTCATAAATCTGACTGGCAGCTTCCCTGTTGATTTGCGTGTTGTTCGTGTGCAGGCAGATTCCACTAGCGCAAAACTTTCAAATAAGACATTTTTCAGCAGCTACACAGAGATTCAAGACGAGAAGCTCGCCTATCCAAACACTGCGTTGGCTGGCCTGCGTTTTAGCTCAAAACAGTTTTCAAACATTCCACGGCGTAAATATCTGATCCGTGGCACAAAGGTCAGGATCCCAAGCAACGGCACTGTTGACACCACAACACACCTGGGGCGGATTACTTACTCAGGGTTGTTTGACGGCACGCTGTCTGCGGCGACGTGGACGAATGACCCTGCCTGGTGTCTTTTTGACCTGCTCACAGACACCCGCTATGGGTGCGGCGTTCCAGAAGCATCATTGGATCTGTTCGACTTTTATGAAATAAGCAGATATTGCAACGAGCTTGTCGATGATGGCAAAGGCGGGCAAGAGCCACGTTTCAGTCTCAACTTGCTGCTCAACACTCGTGACGAGGTTTACAACGTCATTCAGCAACTAACCAGCATTTTTAGGGGCATCAGTTATTACGGCGCTGGCTCACTTGTTCTGCGTCAAGACAAGCCCGCTGATTCGCAATATCTGCTCGGCCCTAGCAACGTTGTTGATGGCTTGTTCACTTACAGCGGCACAGCCGAAAAGGCACGACACACCTGCGCCACAGTGGCTTGGCAAAGTTATGACACGCTTGGTGAGGTTGAATATGAATACGTTGAGGATCACGAGGCCGTTGCCAAATACGGCATCGTTAATAAGGACGTAAAAGCAATCGGCTGCTACAGCCAAGGCCAAGCGCACAGGCTGGGCAAATGGTTGCTGACTAGCGAAAGGCTGCTGTCAGAGACAGTCAGCTTTGCAGTTTCTATTGATGCCGGGATTGCTGTCACTCCAGGCATCGTGATCGACATTGCTGATCCCTTGCGTGCTGGCACACGTCGCAGCGGCAGGGTTAGCTCTGCAACAACAACTGTTGTCACGATTGATAGCGACACTGATCTGTCTGTGAATCTTGCAGCAAGTCCAACGTTGTCAGTGCTGCTGCCAACAGGTTTGGTTGAGACAAAAACAATCAGCAGCATCTCAGGCACTGCGATTACTGTCAGTGAGGCGTTTAGCCAAGCACCACAGGCGCAAGCGATTTACCTGATTCAAACCAGTGACATTCAATCGCAGCAATATCGTGTGGTGTCTGTTGCTGAAGGTGGTGATGGCACCGTGGGCGTCACTGCTGTTGCTTACAACGAATCAATCTATGCAGCTGTTGAACAAGACATTGCACTAACAACGCGAGACATCAGCAACCTGAACGGCACACCAAATGCTCCGGAAGGTTTAAGTGGCACTGAGTTTTTATACCAAGAGGGTCAAACGGTTCACACAGGCTTTGATCTGAGCTGGCAGCACGACAGGGTTAATGTCAATGAGTTCCGCGTCAAATACAAGCTCGACAACAACAACTTTATTGAGCTGGACACCTCAAATCCGTCTGTCACTCTGCGGAATCTGAAGGCTGGCACGCTTACTGTTCAGATCCGTGCCAAAAACTATTTAGGCAAACAAAGCGCAACTGCAACAGCAACGTTCACGTTGCTAGGCAAGACGGCGGTGCCTGGCGATGTGCAGAATCTGTCGATTGAACCGATCAGCGCCAACAGTGCTCGCCTGCGCTGGGATCAGACCGTCGACCTTGACGTGAAGGTGAATGGCCTTGTTCACGTTAAGCACAGCAACCTGACTGATGGATCGGCAACGTGGCCTAACTCTGTTGACCTGATCCCTGCTGTTGCTGGCAACTCAACTGAAGCCATCGTGCCGCTGGTTGAAGGTGAGATCCTCGTCAAGTTTGAGGATGAGCTGGGGAACAAGAGCACGAACGCCACCAGCGTGCTGATGGACTTCCCTGATGCTGTTGGCAGGATCACGGTTCAGACCCGCAGGGAAGATCAGGACACCCCGCCGTACCAAGGCACCAAGACTGACTGCTTCTACAGCGACGACCTTGATGCGCTGGTGATTGACGGTGACGACAACATCGATGATGTGACCGACGTTGACGCCATCACGTCCTTTGACTTCCTTGGAGACATCCTTAGCTCTGCGGAGTATCAATTCGCCAACACGCTGGATCTTGGCGCACGTTTTGCGTTGGACATCAAGCGGCGGTTTGTGACTAGGGCTTTCTTCCCCAATGACACCATCGACGCCCGCACTGCTCTGATTGACACTTGGAACGACTTTGACGGCACAGAGGCTGACGCTGTCAATGCCAAGCTCTACATGCGAAGGACTGACGACGATCCTTCAGGTTCTCCGACTTATACGGCTTGGCAGGAGTTCGTGGCTGGCACGTTCCAAGGCCGTGCGTTCCAATTCAAGGCTGAGCTAACCAGTGCTGACATTGCGCAGAACATCTTGATTGACCAGCTGGGCTATGAAACCAGCTTCCAGCGCAGGGAGGAGATCAGCCAGCCCATCGCATCAGGCACTAGCACTAAATCGGTGACCTTTGACAACGCCTTCTTTGTCGGCACCTCGGCGCTAGGCAACCTGAACAACTTCTTGCCAAGCATTGGCATCACGGTGCAGAACCTAGGCGATGGTGAACGGGTCAATGTCAGCAACGTGACAGGCACAGGCTTTGATCTTGACGTTCTGGATTCAGGCGGCAACAACCAAGATCGGACCTTTACTTACACGGCTGTGGGATTTGGTAGGGGCGTTTAAGATGAGGACAATCTTTGTCTAGTGACTCGTGGCGCAAGCAGACGGAGTTGTAGCTAACGGAACGGGCGCTGCAGTCCGTGCAGACTTAAATGATCAGCTTGCGGCAGTTTTTACAAATCACTCAGGCTCTAGTGAGCCAGCAACAACTTACGCATATCAGTGGTGGGCAGACACGACTGCCAACGTTCTGAAGATCAGGAACAGCGCCAACAACGCATGGATCACGCTGCGTGAGCTTGACGGCACGATGCTGATTGAGGACGGCAGTGCCTCATCGCCTGGCTTGAGTTTCGCCTCGGACACTAATAGTGGCCTGTTCGGCGGATCTGACACGATTGGTTTTGCTACTGGCGGTGCAGAGCGCCTTGAGATTGGCAGTTCTGAGGTTGTATTTAACGACCCGAGCAATGATGTTGACTTTCGCGTGGAGTCAAACGGCAACACTCACATGCTGTTTGTCGATGCAGGGAATGATCGTGTCGGGGTAGGTACAAATTCGCCTGGCTCTAAAGTTGAAATTGTGGAAAGTGGTGCATCTGCAAATGCAGATTTAGCAATCAACTATACGGGCTCAGGGTCTGGCCGCACTTCAGCTATTCGCTTTCAACGTGGTGGAACCAACTTTGGTTTTATTTGCGGCGCTACTTTTGCCCTCACAAGTGGTAACAATGATGATTTGGCGATAGCACCAGTCGCCAGCAAAAACCTTTTATTTGGTATCGGCAATAGCGAGAAAGCACGCATCGATTCAAGTGGCAGGCTCCTCGTGGGGACGACGACTGAAGGCAACGGAGATGCAGACGATTTAACGGTTGCAACTTCAGGAAACACCGGAATTACTGTCCGCAGCGGAACAGCAAATACGGGCAACCTGTACTTTTCAGATGCAACATCTGGCACTGCAGAGTTTGCAGGTGCTGTTACCTATAACCACAGCTCTAATGAATTGCGATTCCGCACAAACACAACCGAGAACGTAGTTATCGACAGCTCTGGCAGTGTTGGGATTGGCACTGTTTCAGTTGACCGTCCGCTACATATTGCTGCATCTACGCCAGGCATAAAACTTCAAGACACAGATAATACACAGGATTACAGTGAAATTATTCATTCCACGGGTATTCTGTATTTTGATTTGCGCAATGATGCTGCTGACGCGCAATTTGTTGTAAGGGGCAACAGCGGTGGAACACCGACGGAGAGACTCAGGATCGATTCAAGTGGCAACTTGGGGATTGGTGATAATGATCCAGATGTAAGGCTAAGTGTTGAGGGGACAGGTGACTCTGATATGGGTCACACTGATGTTCACGCAAGAATTGTAGATTCTTCCAGCTATGGAACAAACGTTGGCGGCAAGCTTACGTTTGCAGGAAAGATGAATAGCAGCGGAACTCTTGCTGCTTTCGGTGCCATTCATGGTGGTAAAGAAGACAATACAAACGGCGCAAACCGTGGTTATTTGCGATTTTTCACCCGAGGAAATGGTGGTGATCCATTTGAAGTGGCACGCTTCGACTCATCGGGACGGATGTTGGTGGGATTATCATCTTCAGGATCTGGCAGCATAATTGAAGCTAAAACAGGCACAGTTAGCTCAGGCTCTTCTTACTTAGGAGTAAAAGCATTTACTGCAAATATGGGTTATAGCACTACGAATTTAACTTCTAGTATGCTGTCAGGATTTGATGGTAG